TACGTGGACATTACCCTGAACCCTCCTGGACCACCACCTTCTGAGTTTGTCTGGGCGTGGACGATTGGTATTGTGGGAAATGCCGATGCTGACCTTGGTGGAGGATCTACTGCTTTGCTGGCGTTGGCAGGAGCACAAGCCTCGACTTTCCTTCCCGCCGGGTTCTGCCCGGCGCCAACTCCGTCAACAGGTATTTCTTGGGACCCACCGAGTGCCGGCGGAATCTACGCTACCGGGGGTATCGCCACCCCGGGGCCGCTCACTCCGTTTGCCGATTTGGCTGCTTTTCAGGCGCTCGACCAATCATCCATAACGCTACTCTATTTGTCTAATGCCGGGATAAACTCAATTACGGGACTCAACACGCTTCCCAATTTACAGACACTCTGCCTTTCCACCAACAATCTGACAGGCGTTAATCTTTCAGGTTGCACCGCCTTGGTGAATTTCTTTTGCGGTGTGAATGCTTTGACTTCGTTGGATGTCAGCACTAATGACAATCTGTTGAATTTGTTCGCAGGCTCAAATCAATTGACAGTAGCGTCAGTAAACACGATTCTATCCGCCCTTGTTTCCAATGGACAAACAGGGGGAAATGTGGATGTCTCTTCTCAAGCTCCGGCTGCACCGCCAAGTCACGGACCACCGGATGGCATCGCGGCTGAAGCGACGCTACTTGGAGAAACGCCTGCCTGGGCGGTGAACACAGATTAGCGGGTTACTTTTTGGCAGAGAACTTTTTTCATGGTTGGGGCGACTGTTTGACGTATGGCAAATCTTTCCGCATTGGCTCAGACGCAACTCCAGAGCGCTATTGACCTGCTAGTCAATGGCACCGCGTATCAGACTCCGCTTTCTGAGGACGTGATCGAACGCATCGCCCCGGTGTATGTGGCCGTCGATCCCTATATCAGCACGGGGTTTGTTTATGAGGCGTGCAAGAACAACCCCAAGTCAACCCTTTTGAATCTCGTGCTCCTGTGCGGCAACGGGAAACTCACGACCACCGCGATTAGCCAGATTCAAAGCGCGGTCACCTTGATGGAAACCGGCTCCGCCTACGAAACCCCTTTTGCGGAGGACGTGATCGAACGCGTCGCCCCGGCGGCGGTCTCTTCGGGTTTTCTCAACAGCACGGGTCATTTTTATGAGGACATCAAGAATAACCCGGTGTCCACTTGTCTGAAGTGGGCGCTGTATCTCGGGTCAATGTAATCCATCCAGACGGTAGTATAAGCCGTGCTTAAATCGCATCGCGAGGGCTTGCTTGTTCCCGAGCGGTGCGTTACTTTTTGGGCATGATATTAATATTGATGCTTCTCTGTTTGGTGTTCCCGGGCGGGATCATGGGGTTCATAGCGATTATCCTCCTGGGGCTGGTTTCCGACAACACAGTCCGGACCCCGAAGGACCCCCTTTTTTCGCCGCACACCCGTGCGCAGAATTTACGATGGCAGCGCCGGCAGGTTCGAGAATACCGTCGCGAAACACGAAGCCAGTTGCTGGGCACCCGTTTTCCGCGGGTGACGCGGTGGCTGGGTAGCCCGAGTCCGGAAAAGCGGGTATGAGTATGGGACCGACCCTACCCCATCTTGGCGAATTTGTGGCGTTAAGGTCTGGTAGTTGAAAAGCTGAACAGGAAAACCCCCGACAGGCGACTGTTGGGGTAGTGAAGCAGATTTTTGCGGTATTCACCACTGCCGAGGCGCATCTGGTCCGGCTATGGGTTGACTCCTGGCAGGCCCGCGGCTGGGAGCCTCAAATCATTTCCGCCAAGGAGGTGGGGGACTTTGGATCTGCGCTTTGCGCGGCGAAGCATCGTGGGGGACCCCGGGCGCAGGTGGTCCCGCTGTGCGTCCTCAACTTCGATCTCCATGCGTCCTCGGGGGCGCTTCGTGCGGTTCGGTATGGTAAACGGGGCTGGCAGACCGCCCCGCTTGTTCGTTTCCCCGTTGACATGACCGAAAGTCGGATTGCCGGCTGCGGGCGCCCCTTATGTCTGTCCTGAGTCTCCAGGAGCGCCAGCTAGCCGCCACGATTTCCGGACTGCTTCACGCGAAGAAGCATGGTGAGGCCGGCCAGATTCTGGCGGAGTTGAGCGGCGAAAAGCTCTCTGCATCGCAAGCAGAAGACCCGAAAGTTCACCTGCCCTACCTCCAGTATTATCTGCATACCCTTCTTGAGGGAGGTGGCTTCGTCCAGGCCGCGCAGCTTCTCTGGTCCCCCACACAGTTCAACCCGGAGCCCATGAGCACCAAACAGGTGTGGCGCCTGTTTTCGGAAGCGGACACCGGGCTGATTATGGGCGCCGCGAAGATGTCAAAGAGCTTTTCGATGGGCGTCCGGCTGTTCCTGGAGTGGGTTCGAGATCCGGAGTGGACTACGATTCGTGTGGTCGGCCCCTCGGAAAACCACCTGGAGGAGAACTTGTTTTCGCATCTGGTTTCTCTCCACCAGCACGCGTCGCTTCCCATGCCCGGCGAGGTGGGCGATCTATTCATTGGTCTCAGCCGGCGAGATCAGATGTCCTCGATCCGGGGCGTCATCATCCCGAAAGGGAACGTCAAGAAGGCTGGAAGATTGCAGGGCGGCCACCGCCGGCCTCGCACGACTCCGCATCCCGTGTTTGGCCCACTGTCCAGGATGTTTATCTTCCTCGATGAAGTGGAAAACATCCCGATGGGCATCTGGCAGGACATTGATAACGTCCTGTCTGAAATCGAGAAGGGTGGGCAAGGATTCAAGATTTTTGGCGCCTACAACCCATCGAATGCGTCTGACGAGGTTGCCAAGAGGGCGGAGCCCCCGTTTGGATGGGGCGACTTCGACGAGGACGTTCATTTTCGCTGGAAGTCGATCCGTAAGTGGGATGTTTTGCGACTTGACGGAGAGCGCTGCGAAAACGTCCTCCAGGACAAGATCATCTATCCCGGGCTTCAGACCAAGGAGGGCCTGGAAAGGATTGCGACGAATGCCGGTGGTCGAAATGCCCCGGGCTACCGGACGATGGGCCGGGGTTGCTACCCGAGCACCGGGATCGAGGCCGCCATAATTCCCCCGGGGATGCTGCTGAAGATGCGCGGCGAATATATCTGGTATCAGGAGCCGCAGCCGATTAGCGCGACGGATCTTGCGCTGGAGGGGGTGGACGGCGCGATCCACACCATTGGAAGCTGGGGGCTTGCCACCGGCATCAAGTATCCGCCGTCTTTGGATTTCCCCAAGGGCCAGATCGTGATGTTTAAAGATCCCCAGGGCCACTTGTTACCTAGATGGGGGCTGCAAGCAAATCAGCAGTTTGCTTTGCCGAAAGGAGACACGGTTGCAATGTCGCGGTCGGTCCAGGACGTGAATCGGAAATCGGGGACCCGTCCGGAATACTATGCGTGCGACCGAACGGGGCACGGTGCGGGTGTCGCAGATTTGATCCGCAACGAATGGTCAAGCGCGATTCACGATGTTAATTATTCCGAGGGCGCCAGCGAGACGAAGATCATGCAGGAGGACTCCCGGCCCTGCAACAAGACCTATGAGCGCATTTTCACGGAGCTTTGGTTCGCGCTCCGTTTGTGGGGCGAGTTCGGGTATTTTCTGATTCATCCCTCGGTGGATATGTCCAAGCTGAACCAGCAACTGACGCAGCGCAGGTTCAGAACAAAGAGCGGCGGGATAAAAGTCGCGGAGTCCAAGAAGGATTACAAGGCGCGCGGCTTCGAGTCGCCGGGTGAAGCGGATTCGCTCACCCTTTTGGTGCACGCAGCCCGGAAGGGAAGTGGCGTAATACCCTCGATGCGCGGCGCGGCGGTGGATTCCCCCGGCGACGAGGACGACGATTGGAATTCAGGGAGATACCCGGGAGGGGTTCGCATCGACCCCTCGAATATGTCGGATCATCTTGAGGCGTTGGCATGAAGCAACTCAATCCAAACATAAGCCCGCATGATGGGTATTATTTTCGTGACACAGACGGCTCGACGCATCACGCGGCGGGCTGGAGTGGTGTGATTGCGCGCGTGATTGCGTATCGCAAGCGGCAAAACCGTCCGACAGAAACCACGGAGAAAGAGGTGATCGAGCAGGCGTGTTCCCGGACTCCGGTGATTTGTGTGGAGGACAACGGCGCGACGAGGGCGGCTCAGAGCGTAGCGTCATTGCGGACCCGGGTTCTCCGGTGGCTCCTGCTCAAAAAGTCGGAGCGGGAAAAGTCGGAATTGCGGTTCATCAATGCGGATCTGCACGCGGCGAGGACGGACGTTTGTATCCGGTGCCCCGTAGATAAGTCAATGCCCGGCGGAGGGTGCGGCTCGTGTCGCGCGGCGGTGCGGGAGATGCAAGAGGCGGTAGTGGGCGCGCGGACCACCGATTCGAGAATCACGGCTTGCCCTTTTCTCGGGGAACATCTGCCCGTCTCAACGTGGCTTGACGAGCCGGCGGTAGCAAATCCAGACCTTCCCCCCGAATGTTGGAGAAAGAGAAGCATATGATCGGAATGGCATGGCGGTTCATCAAGGCAATGTTGCGGTATCAGTGGGCTAAGCAGCGGGGGTATGAGACCCTCGCTCCCGCGGTGGCACAGGCGTTTCGAAACTACGAATGCGATCAGTGCATGTATAATGACGAGGGCCAGTGTGCGCTGTGCGATTGTCTGATCCTGGCAAAGACGATGATGGCCCAGGAATCCTGTCCGGATGGGCGCTGGAGCCGGGTCTGGATCAAACGGAAAAGCAAGACTAATCGCTGATTTTGGACGACTACTGAACTGAAATATGGCTGATCTTGCTGAACTGCCGTCTGCCAGTCTAAACGGCACCGGTTACCCGCAGAACTATTTGGGCTCCGTCATTCTGAGCCCGAAGATCAACACCTCCGGGAAGCCAACGCAGCACAGCATCCGGGACATCCAGATGGCCCGCGATGTTGTCAAGACGGTAATCATGGCCGGCAGGAATCGGTCCATTGTCAACTCGCGAATCCTGGCGAAATACAATGCGGAGAGACCTTATGACGCTTACAAACTAGAGGCTGAGGGGCTTGGTTGGCGGAGCAATTTTACCACCAAGCCACTGCCCTCGATGATCGAGAAAGTGGCGCCGCGGTTTGTATCCATCGTGGACGGACTCAAGTATCTCACGGATGCCTCGCTCAGCAACAAGTGGCAGGCCAGTCAGGTCAAGACACAAGCTTTTCGAGAGGCGATCACCAACACGATCCGGGCGCGAAAGGGCTGGACCACGCTGATCGAGGACATCGCATTCGACAACTCCCTTTTCGGCCACACCATCGTCGCGTGGCTTGACGAATACAACTGGTTTCCGAAGCACTTCAAGCAGGACGAATCCTTTGTGGCGGATGGAACAAAGTCAGATACGCGCTGGGCGCAGATCGTCGTGCTGAAGGAAGTCTATTTGCCGCATGAGCTTTTCTTGCAGATCAGCCCAGACCCGGATGCTGCGAAGGATGCGGGCTGGAGCTTGGAGCGGACTCGCGAGGCGATCAACCGCGCCTCTCCGGTTCAGGTAAGGGATCGTTTAAACGTCGGGGGCACTCTGGAAACGTGGTATCAGAACGCGCTCCGTGAGTTGACCATCGGCGCCTCCTACATGGCCGGCAACTCGGTCATTGTCGTTTATACTCTCCTGGCGCGCGAGGTGACGGGCAAAGTTTCCCACTACCGGATGGCCGGCCCGGAGATGGATTCGATTTTCGAACGCGAAGATCGGTTCCCCAGTATGGAAGATTGTTTGACGTTCTATTCCTTTCAGAAGGGAAACGGGACTCTGCATGGCTCCAAGGGAATCGGGCGCGACATCTACGAGATGGCCGGCATGATCGACCGCACGCGCAACGAGGTGGTGGACCGGCTCATAATGTCTGGCAAGACTCTGATTCAGGGGGATGTCAAGCGCATTCACACCTTCAAGATGTCGGTCATCGGCAGCACGGTCATCATCCCCACCGGTTGGACGGTTATCGAGCAGAAGATAGACGGGAATCCCGAGGGATTTGTTCGTCTTGACCAGTATTTCAAGGGGCTTATCAACGAGTTGATTGGCTCTACTTCGACCCCGCAGCCGGGTCTCGGTGGCGAGGATATGCGCTCTCCGGCGGCCTGGAACCTTCTCGCGCAGCGGGAGGAAGAGAGCCGGGACGTTCGCGTGTCTCGTTTTCTCGCGCAGACTACGGATCTCGTGCAGACCATGCAGCGGCGCCTTTGTAACGCGGATACTTCCGAGGACGACGCGAAGGAGATGCAGGAGAATCTGCTGAAGATAATGACGCGCCCGGAACTGGACGAATTGGCGAACCAGCCTGTTGCCGGCACGATTCAGGACTTGACGCCCCT